CAAGAAACTCGGCCTGCGCGACCTGCCGCTGGTGCACCAGGCGATCGAAGACCTGTCCCGCGGCAAGGACACCCGGGCCAAGCTCGGCGCCGTCTGCCTCGACCCGCGGTCCATCCTTACCGCCGAGCCCATGCGCTGGCACTACGACCTGATGCCGCAGTGGATAGCCATGGAGCAGGTGCCGTCCGTGCTTCCCGTGTGGGAGCAGTACGCCGGCATCCTCCAGCGGTGGGGCTACAGCACCGCCGCCGGCGTGCTCGATGCCGCGGACTTCGGGGCCGGACAGGTGCGCAAGCGGGCCTTCCTCATCGCCAGCCGGAAGCGGGACGTCCAGCTGCCCGCGCCCACCCACGGCGGAATCGGCCAGCCGCCGCACACCGCCATGGCCGACACCGTCGGCTGGGGCTACACCCGTCGGCCGGCACCCACCGTCACCGGCGGAGGAACCGCCACAGGGGGAGCCGAGCCGTTCGGCAACGGGACCCGGCAAGCCATGCGCCGAGTCATCGGCACACCGCTGTGGCGAGAGCGGGACGTGCCGCACCTGCGGCCCACCGTCGCCGAATGCGCCGCCCTGCAGGGCTTCCGGCCGGGGCTCAAATTCCACGGGCTCGCAGGCCAGCAGTACTTGCAGGTCGGCAACAGTCTCGCCGTCGCCGTCGCCGTCGCCGTCATCCGGGCCGCGGCCGGGATCGGCCAACGACACCTCGCAGCCGCCGCATGACCGCCCACCCCCGCCCGCGCGCCGGGCCCTGACACCCATCCCGCACACCAGCCGCACGCACACCCCAAGACATAGCGAAGCCCCGCACATGGCGGGGCTGGGAGGAGACGAGGTGACGTCAGTCGGAAGTGCCGCCGTTGTCGGCTGGCGCGTTCCTCCGAGCCTCGATGGCCTCGGCCTCCGGTACGGGAACGATCGCGCCCACACGTCGGCCGTGGCTGGTCACGTAGGTGATCCGGCCACGGACGGCGGTCTCGTTCAGGACCTCGGAAAGGGCAGCCCGCAGTTCGCGGATGCCGATCTCAACACTTGTGGGCGCAGGCATACACAGATGGTAGCGCCGATACACCTCGGTCCACTAGTGTACACATGTGACCACGGCGGTCGTTTCAGCAAGCCGCCATGAGGGGTCTGGTTCCGCACGCCCAGAAACCCCACCCACAACACTTGAAAGAAGATCAATGGCCGTCTCCAAGCGCCTTCGCTACGAGATCCTTCGAAGGGACTCGTACACCTGCCGCTACTGCGGCCGGTCCGCCCCGGAAGTGCCGCTCCGCGTCGACCACGTCACCCCGGTCGCGCTCGGCGGCGGCGACGAACCGACCAACCTCGCGACCAGTTGCCACGACTGCAACAACGGAAAGAGCAGCGCTAGCCCGGATGCGACGCTCGTCGCCGGCGTTAGTGACGACGCACTCCGGTGGTCCGCCGCGATGCAGCAGGCCGCCGACGACTTGCGCGAGCAACAAACACCCAAGCTGGCGTACCGCAAGACCTTCCAGAAGGCCTGGAGCGGATGGACCCGTGAGGTCGGCTGGAAGACGGACCAGGTCGAACTCCCCGACGGATGGAAGGGCAGCCTCGACGCCTTCTATGAGGCCGGCCTGCCGCAAGAGGTCTGGCCCGACATCGTCGAGAAGGCCATGACCAACCCGACGGTCAGGATCGACAACACCTTCCGCTACGCCTGCGGAATCGCCTGGCGCATGGTCAAAGAACTCCATGAGCGGGCGAGCCAGATCGTCAACCCTTCGAGCAAGAAGGCCGATGGGGGGCTGAGTTCACTCGGGCAGGCCGCTCTTGACTGCTGGGCGCATGCCTGGACATCCGACCTGGAAGAAGGCCCCTCGGCGCGCGAGCGTGCCGACTTCGCGCGCAGCCTCGCCGAAATTGAGGCTGGCGGCGACTGGATCAATCCTGAACGGCTGATCGCCGATGCCGTCTTCGGCGGATCCGCAGGCCTCTCGACCATTCAGGACGCGGCGGCGGGCGCTGCCGACCAGGCGCGCGCCGAGATCGTCATCGAATGGTGCGAAACGTGGACCTATCTCGACGGCGCATCGACGTACACCGCGCCTCCGGAGTCGTTCCTCTTCAACGTTGTCCAGGAGCAGGTCAACGACCTCGCGGACGGCGGCGTGTCACTGGACCGAATCATGCGCGCGGCGATCCTCGCCGGCTTCCACCACTCGTCGGAACTTCACCATGGCTTGCGGGCGAACGAGCTTGAGCACACGGGGGCTGACGCTCTCCGGCAGCGCGCGGTCGACCTCTGGTCGCGAAGTTTCCGCGCGGGAGCCAACCGCTGGCCAACCGACGAGGAGCGCGGCGCATTCCTTGGCCACTACAACCGCGTTGCCGCGGATGGCGAGTTCTACCTGAACGACGTCCTTATGGCGGCGGTTGCGGCAGGCGCGTGCCAGGACACCGACTTCACCACCTGTCTTCCCCGGCACCTCTCGGCGCTGGAGATCGCTGCGCAGCCGCTGGGCGGTGCCGCCTGATGGACCGCATCGAAACCCCAGGGGAGTCCTGATGCCCTGGTTCAAGGTCGACGACAGCGCGCACGCGCACCCGAAGATGCGGCGGGCCGGCAAGGCCGCCATCGGCCTGTGGGTGATGTGCGGGTCCTACGCCGCGGCGTACCTCACCGACGGGATCATCCCTGCCGAGACTGCGGCCGACGGAACGCCCACCCAGATCGCCAAGCTCGTCAAGTCCGGCTTGTGGCATGAGCGTGGCCACGGGTGCTCGCGCTGCCCCCAGCCGATGCCGGGCGACTACGTGATGCACGACTACCTCCGGTACAACCCGAGCCGCGTGCGGGTGACCGCCGAGCGTGAGCGCGAGGCCGAGAAGAAGCGGCAGCAGCGCATCGGAGGAGGCCCCGACGGAACCCCTCCGCACGGAAACGGTCGGCAAAACGGCTCCGATTCAGCGGGAAAAACGAACGAAAAAGATGAGTTTCTCGAAGGTTTTTCTTCGCCAGTTTCAGGTAAAGCCCCAGCTCAGGACTCTGTGTCCCCAGGGGACTCTAACCCGCCTCACGCACGCGCGTCCCGGCCCGCCCCGTCCCAAGCAGTAGCTACTGACGTAGCTACTGCTGCTAGCTGGGCCGCTCGCACGAACGGATTCCCGGACGCACTGAAGCCCCTCGCCGAAGCTCTCGCGGCGGCCGGGCTCGGAGCGGTCGCCTGGGACATCAAGAAGTTCACCGACTGGCAGCGCATCCGCAACCAGGTCGAGCGGCTCGGGATCGACCTGATGGTCCGCTCCGCCACCAACGCTGCACAGCTCCGCGGTGAGCCGGACAGCGTCACGGCCTGGATCGGCCGCTGGGAATCGCTTCAGCCCGAACCGGATGGACGCCCCCAACTCCGATCCGTCTCTGGCGGCTGGACCGCACCAAACCGTCCACACCCGGCCACTGGTGCCGCTGCCCCTCTGCTGACTGCCGCCGACTACGAGAAGGAGAAGCCCTTCTGATGACCAACGCTGACGAACGGCGTGCGCGCCATGACGCCGAACTGGCGGCGGCCCGCGCCGAGATCCGCGGCCAGACCTTGGCCCGTTACATCGAGCGCCGGCCGAAGGTGTTCGCCGAGGACTGGCCTGTCGAGGGCGGCGCCTTGAAGTGGGTCGACGGCTACCTCGCCGGGTCTCATGCCTCGCTGCTGCTGATGGGCACACCGGGCACGGGCAAGACCTGGCACCTGTGGAAGATCGGCGAGCTTCTCATCGAGGCCGGCTGGTTCGGCCGCTACTACCTGGTGTCCGACTACGAGTTCAAGGCCGCTGCGGACCGGCCTGTGAATCACGAGCGGTTGCAGGCGTGGCGTGAGGCGCCGCTGCTTGCCCTCGATGACCTGGGCGCTACGCAGCTCTATCCGTGGACGGTCGACGCGGTTGCTCAGGTGATTGATGCCCGCTGGCAGAACCAGCTTCCGACCTTGATCTCCACGAATCTTCCGACGCTCGAACCGCTCGGTCCGCGGACTCAGTCCCGCTTCGCCGACGGCGGCTCCGCCTTCATCAAGTTCACCGGCACCGATTTCAGGAAGGCCTCATGACCAACGACCACGATGTGACCCACGGCCGCGACGAACAGGACGACTCCAGGGACATTCCGCCGTTCGACCTGAACGCCGAACGGGCCGTACTCGGCGCGATGATCATCTCTGGCCGGGTTGTCGAGGAGGTCGTCGAGATCCTCGAACCCGGGCACTTCTACCGCCCCAGCCATGAAACGATCTACCGGGCGATCGTCGACCTCCATACCGAGGGCGCCCCCCACGACCAGATCGCCCTCACCAACCGCCTCGAACGGGACGGCGACCTGACCCGCTGCGGCGGTCACGGCTACCCGTTCACCCTCGTCCAGTCCCTGCCGTCCGTCGCGGACGCCGAGTACTACGCCACTGTCGTCCGCGAGAAGGCCGTCCTGCGGAAGATCCTGGCCGCGGGCAGCGGCATGACGCAGGAGGCCCGCAGTGGCGAGCACAGCCCCGACGAGATCATCCAGAACGCCTACGACACCCTCGAAGGCCTCGTCGGCCTGACCGACACCGGCGACGAGGACCTGTCGATCGGCGTCGACATCATGGACACCGTCGCCGAGGTCGTCGACATCCGCGAGAACGGCCCCAAGCTCGGCCTGCTCACCGGTTTCATGGACTTCGACGCCCTCACCGGCGGCCTGCAGCCCGGCCAGTTCATCCTCATCGCCGCTCGGCCCGCCATGGGCAAGTCGGTTCTCGCCGGGGATTTCGCCCGCCACACCGCGATCCGCAACGACATCCCGACGGTGTTCTTCTCGCTGGAGATGGGCCGCAAGGAGCTGGAGAAGCGGTTCCTGTCCGCGCAGGCCAGCTATCCGCTGCACTGGATGAAGGCCAAGGGCCCTGTCGACGACGGCAAGGTCATGAAGCTGGTTGAGGCCGGCAAGGACATGCAGTCGTCGCCGTTGTTCATCGTCGCGGACACCGGTATCACCCTCGCCAAGATCCGATCCCAGTGCCGGCGGGCGCAGCGTCAGCACGGCCTCGGGCTGATCGTCATCGACTACCTGCAGTTGATGGGCGGCGAGTCGCAGGGCCGCAACGACAACCGGCAGCAGGAGGTTTCGCGGATCAGCCGCGGTCTGAAGACCCTCGCGATGGACCTGGGTGTGCCGGTCATCGCCCTGTCGCAGTTGAACCGCGGGCCTGAGCAGCGGCAGGACAAGAAGCCGATGGTCGCGGACCTTCGCGAGTCGGGATCGCTGGAGCAGGACGCGGACATCGTGATCCTCCTGCATCGCGAGGACGCCTACGAGAAGAACTCCCCGCGCGCCGGCGAGGCCGACTTGATCGTTGCCAAGCACCGCAACGGGCCGACGGCCACGATCACCGTCGCATTCCAGGGGCATTATGCCCGGTTTGTCGATATGGCCCAGACCTGACCCGACCCCACTCCACCGAAAGGAACCGCCATGTCCTACCTCGACACCTGTGATCGCTGCTTGACCGAAGACAGCCCCGCCATATCGCCCGTCGACATCACCCCCAGCGGGCCCGGTGGGGTCCTCGCCACCTACATCTGCCCCACCTGCCGCGACACCTGGACCTGCGGATGGGTCGAGCAGCCGGCGGAAGACGCCGCCTAACCCCCGCCATCCCCGCCCCGCACTGCGACAGCACCGCCGCCTAACCACCCACCGAAGGAGACACCCGCATGACTCGGCCCGTGAAGCCGCCCGTTCCGTACTTCGGCGGCAAGCGCAGCATCGCCCGCTGGATCGTCGGCCTGCTGCCCGAGCATGAGCACTACGTCGAGCCGTTCTGTGGCGGCCTGTCGGTGCTGCTGGCGAAGGAGCCGAGCAAGTTGGAGACCGTCTCCGACCTCGACGGCGAACTGGTCACCTTCTGGCGGGTGTTGCGCGACCGGCCCGACGAACTGATTCGGGCCTGCGCCCTCACCCCGCACAGCCGGGGCGAGCACGACGCCGCCTACGGACTGCCCGCCGACGACCTGGAGACCGCCCGCCGGGTGTGGGTGCGTCTCACCCAGGGCCGCGGCGGCACCCTCCGCAAGACCGGCTGGCGCCAGTACATCGACCCCGCGGGTACCGCGACTTCCCTGCCGGGCTGCATGGACGGCTACGTCGACCGGCTTGCGGCCGCAGCGGAGCGCCTGCACGCGGTGTCGCTGGAGTCGCTGCCCGCCCTCGATGTGATCGGCCGCTACGGGCGGCACGAGGGGACGCTGCTGTACGTCGACCCGCCCTACCTCGGCGCCACCCGCTCGTTCGCGAACTACCGGCACGAGATGCGGGGCGAGACCGAACACCGCGAGCTGGCGGCCGCACTCGCCGAATGCCGGGCCGCGGTCGTCCTATCCGGCTACCACTCGCCGCTCTACGACGACCTGTACGCGGGCTGGCACCGGGTCGAGACCGGGGCCCGCGCCGACAACGCGAAGGTGCGGGCCCGCACGGAAGTCCTGTGGTCCAACCGGCCACTTGGCGTCGGGGCCGACCTGTTCGCCACCCCCGCCGCCTGACCCGCGAGTAAGAACCGCACCGTTTGGAGCCCCCGATGCCTGACC